CGTCTGCGACTTTGGTGTCCGTGTACCTCAGGTTCGGCTCCAGCAAGGCCTCATACGATTCGTACAAAGCCTGTGTACCGATGACTATGGTCGGCTGGTCGTTACCAACTGACACGTTGTTGTAGGTGGTGCCCATCTGCTTCACAGTCAAAGCGCCATCCATATCGTGTTCGGAGGACGCCCACCATGAATTACCTGAATCGGTTGGGTCAATGCCACCAAGCGCCGTATTGGGCTTGGTAACAATCAGGTCTAGGCCAAGCCAGTCCTTGTTGCTGTTACCAGTCCCATCGGCCCAGAACATTGCGTTCATGTTCTGAATAATGGTTTCTTCCGTCTGCATGACCTTGCCTTCCAGCAGGTCAATGATTTCGGCTTCACCGTTGTTTTTGGCTTCCTCAATACCCGTGATTGTCACGGTAGCGGCGTACTGTTTCCAGTCGTACTCAGCAGCCGAAATGCCGGTCTGAGCAGTCGTGAGAATAGTGTCGTCGCCAGAGTACGAGGCGGCCGTGCTGTTCGTTCCGTAGATGATGGGGACAACGATCTTCGCGCCCCCGCTGATACGCCGAATGGTCTGTCCATTGGTCAGCGCATAAAACAGCGGGCGAGCAGTAAAGACGTTATCCGCCAACTTTGGAACGTAGTTCTTCAGCGTGGTACTTAGAATCTGGTCAAAATCATCATTACCAGCCATGCTGAATCACTCCTTTCGTTAGTTAGGCGTTGGATAATTCTTCCTGCGCCAGCGAAAAAGCATCACGGAGAGAGTTCACAGCGGTAGAAACATTGCTAGACACCGTTGATTCGGGGCTTCCGACCGTGGATTCAACCACGTTCGCAGCACGCTTCTCGTCCACAATCCCAGCGTTCGTGGCCTTCTCTTGCATATCACCGTAGGTCATATGCGCGTATGCGGCCTCAAGGTTACCGATGTTGTGTTTGAGAGCGTGGCTGTAAAGTTCCCGTTCGTCAATGTCAGCGCTGAATTTCTCCCGAAGTCCGTCAACTTCGCTTTGCATATTTTGCTGCCGTACTGCGCGATTATGTTCCTCAATGGAAGATTCCATACGCCGCAAGCGAACCTCTTCTGGGTCCAAATCCTCTTCCAGTTCTCTCTGGACGGTGTTTTGGTTGCCCACGCCAACCCCGAAAGCATCGGCTAAAGCCGATACTGCGCCTTGGGGGTCGGACTCTAATGCTTGGACGATTGCCTCTCCTTGAGCCAATCTCTCGCGTTCTGATGCCAACTCCTGCGTCTTACGGGTGTAATCCGACTGTCGCTGGTATCCGTTCTGAAGTTCCTCCAATGAAACACGATGTTCCTCGCCGTCGATCTTGACGAGATACGTGTCACCTGTTGGTGTCGCTTCTGTTTCCATTCGGAATCCTCTCGGTTGTTCCTATAAAGGACATGTAACTGTCCCGTTACATGTTGGGCAACTCTACTCCCATCTGGTTTTGTAGTTGCGCCAACAGTTCAGGAGGCACCCCACCGGTTGCCTCAAAGACCTGACTTGGTACTGGACCCGGACCCATGCCGCCACCCATAGGGGGTGGGGGCATACCGGGTTGACCGCCGAATGGATCTGGGGCCGCTCCGGCTTCCGCCTGCGCAGCCTCCATATCTTGTGGTGTCTGCTGCTGGATCAAAAACTTCTCAGCGTCGGTGACGCCGAACCCGTACTGAAGAACATGTTTGACCAGTTCAGCCGGGTCAACAACAACGCCTACAAGCGGGGCCAAGGCGTTCATCAGCGAAATGGCTTGCTGCCGTCGCGCTGTCTCATTGAGCGGCTGCATCGAACCGCCCTGAATGTTGAAGTCGTATTCCCCAACGATGTCGTCACGCGTGTAAGCGATGAAATATTCTTCTTCGTCTTTGCCGGTGACACGGATCATTTGCGCTTCGGTCATGTACTGCTGCATGAGTTGCATGACCATGCGAGCCACGGTGGACACGACGAGTTCCACCGTGGCGAGTTTGTCCGCTGCGCGGGCGTTGCCCGCATCAGCGATAATGCTTGCTTCCGTAGCGGTACGTCGGATCTCCGGCATTTGACCACGCGAATACTCGGATACGCCTGACACCGTGTTGATGTCGGCCTCAATGATCTGAGACTGCTGGTAGATTTCTGGCGACAACGGTACCTGCGGTAGCGGGATTACTACGCTGCTCAGATCCCGGTTCTCGTCAATGACGGGAACGAACCGACCATCCTCGTCGGATTCTAAAGCCTCCCGGCCTTCTGGACCGAAAGACCGCTCGTGGTACAGGTATTTGCGGGCGTAACGCTTCCGGTGGTTCACCATCTGCGTTCGTGTCTTGTTTAGTTCCTCCTGCAACGATTCGATCTGAGACAAGTCACCCATCGGGTAGAACGTGTCGGGAACGTCGTAGTTGCGGAGCATCACGAACGGATGCCCAAACGCATACGGCATCGGGGTGGGGTCCAACAAATAGTCGTCGCCTGAACTAGCGCACACCGACAGGGTGCCCCGGTCGATGTCGTAGTATTCGTAGATGCTGACCCGTTCCGCTAGGTCCGCGTACTGCTCACGTTCCGTGTCGTTATCCCACCGGTAACGCACACCAGCGTCAGCGGTGAGTTGCCTGCGCACACTCCCCTTGAACCGTTTGTCTTTCTTGACCTCCGCCAGCGGGCGCACGATACGCTGAACAACCCACTTTGCGTCCTCCAAGCAGGTGGCTTCCGGGTCCACCAGCATGTCGAACGGGCTGATCCGCTCCACGAAAGCCTGATCCTCCACGACCTCCATAGCCGTAGAAGGAACCCCAGCGATAATGTCCTCGTCGGAAGGCAAGTCTCCGGCCATCGACGGATTCGCGTAAGCGAAATCCTGAACTTCCAACGCTGCGTTAGCGATCTCCAAGTCCTGCTGACCGGCAGTCAGCGGGCGTTCTTCCTCCACGAACCGCCAACCGACTTTGAGCCAGCCGTGCCCGACGATCAGGAAGTCCTTTACGGCCCTGCGGAAAGGCTTCCGGTAGTCGTGGTGCCGCCACAAATAGTTGATGACCGCTTCCACGAACACGGCGCGATCCTCGTCACCCTCCTTGTTCGCAGTAACCGTGATCTTCGGATGGTTTACTGCTACTGAAGGAGCGATGACGTTGATCGTGCTGAACGCGAGATTGACAGAAACCCGGTCGTAGCCGACGTTACCGGCGTAGCCGCCACGGTCACCGAAATAGGTTTTGCCACGGTACATGTCGATCATGCGCCGCCACATCTGGTCGTAGCCCTCATCGACCCGCCAACGGTGGGTTTTTTCGATGCGTTCTTTGACCTTGGCGAACCGTTCGGCTTTTGTTTCTCGCGCCATCAGGCAGGTGCCCTCTCAATGGTTCGTCCTGCCGCCTGTGCTTCGGCAATGATCTTCTGCTCCCGCTCACGCAGGGTGAGATGCTGCTCGTCGTCGGGGACGCACCGTTCCCGGTACCCCCGCCCGACCTCTATCCGCAGCCCCAGTAGTTTCTGCCGCCAATCCCACAAATCATCCATTTCCGCACAGGAAAGGGGACCACGCAGATCCTCCACGTACTCGCGGAACTCTGCGTATGTGGCGTCAGGAGGAAGAATCAACTCGGATGGTTGGCGCTGTCTGGCATTTTGGAACCCGGTTCAACCTTGCCGGTAATACCGTGCTGGTTGAACGGCGTCGTGCGCGGTGTGCGCTCGTTGCCGATGTACCGCGATCCTTCACCTTCAAGGCGAACCTTACCCGACTGCGGGCCGTTCGACTGAGGGGGGCCGTTGTACAACTGGGCGGTATTCAACTTAGGGTTCGCACCCATCCCAGAAGCATTATACTTATTTGGCTTACTCATGCAGGACGCTCCATTCGTCGGCTATGTCCTAAACAAATACTCAAGGTGTCCCACGGAACGTGTTCAAACCGATGGTATCAGCATTAGGAACCTCGCTGGGTATCTGCCGTCGCCACCAATCAAACGTCCACGTATCATCCACCTTCTGAACATACTCCGGTACGAAAGCATACTTGCGCATCTGATTAGCCAAAGCCAACGCCATCACCCGGTCGTCATACGGCGAACCAGACATCGAACCCCGGTCGTTGCGAACAAAAGTCCGCAACTCAGCCATCGTGTCCTTGCACCGCAACATCAACTCTTCGTTCTTCAACGCCATACCCAAATCGTCAATCATCAAAGGTTTGGATGTACGCGTCGTTTTCCACCCGAACTCCTGAGACATCCGATTCGTTTCCTTATTCAACGAGCGCTTACGGAACAGGTTCGGATAACCCAACTGGCGCAACTGCGTAATCGTCGTCAGCCCGTGGTTGTTGGACTCCACGCAACACAGGGCGTTCCCATACCAGATTCCAATGTTGTAAACCTCGTAAGCCAACTCGTCCGGTGGGATACGCCCATGCCAAATAGCGACCTGCTCGCCCTCTTTTACATCAATGACTTGAACACACGAATAGTCGCCGTGCCCCAAACCTTCAGCCGTGTCCACACCAAGCACATAACCACTCCACCTCTCAGGACGTTCCCACACGGTCAGCATCGGAACTCCAAAACATTCTTCTGAAGTTCGTGAAGATAGCCTTGCTCACCCTCTCGCAGATGCACAGACATACCATCAAGAACGTCAAGATCGAATACAGGGTTCCCAGAACGAACAAATGCCTCTTCGGCACTGGACGGATACTCCTGTGAGAGTTGCCACGGGAGCATCGATTTACATTTACCCTCATACCACGACTCGTCCCGGTCCTCAGATGCCGACCACGGGAAAAACATAGCATCGAACTTGTTGTTACCGGTAGTAGCACCCGTCCACAAATGGTGAAAAAAGTTACCTGAACCATTCGCCGTAGATAACCCAATAATCCGCCCTCCGACATCAGCCACCGGCTCTATAGAAGCCCACGCTTCCTCAGGATTCGGAAGGAACGCCCATTCGTCAACCACAACCAACGAAGCCGACTCGCCACGAGCAGGATCGGATGCCGAAGGCATCGAAGTAATCTGGCTTCCATTGCTAAAAACCATCCTCTGCTGATGTTCAACCATCGACTCAGGGCCACGCTCCAACATCCACAACGGCATGTGCTTAAACCCGTACTTCGTTTTGCGCAGCAGCAGCACAGCCTCCCGCTCTGTACGCGACAAATCAATAATGTTCTGATCCGGGTGAAAAAACGCGAGCCAAAACTGGTGAGCAGCGATCAACGTCGTCCACCCGATCTGACGGGCCTTCAACGTCAACGAATAACGGTTATCAGCCCAACGCCGTAACGCCTCAGATTGTGCGTCCCTCAGTTCAAACAAGATCCTGCCGTGAGCAGGATGAGCAATATGCCAATACTTGCGTAAGAAATGCGACTCATCACGCGCGCACTTACGCCATTCGGCTTCCTGTCGGAGTTCGCTGACACGGCTCATCACCTAGTCGCACGCTTCGCACACTTCGATATCGTCCAAACTGCACTCCAAAGGTTCCTCGTCGTGAAACGGGTCACCCCACGGCCCCAAAACAGGGCGCTCCCCAAACGCTTCTTCCCGCCACGCAAGTTCCTCATCATACGGAACCCACTTGTCGCCCGACAAGACATGCCCCGGCATTACTTACGCTTCTTAGCGTGAGTAACCTTCTTGCCGGTGCGCTTAGCAGCAGCCTTAGCAGCAGCCTTACCCTTAGCAGTATACGAATAATGCTTATTACCGACCCTAGGCACTCTCCACCATCCTTAGTTCAATCACCTCAGCCTCCAAAGCGGAAGCCAACTCCTCATCACTAAAAGCCGCGATGTCCCGCTCATCCTCCACCACAACCTTCCGGCGCGGAGTGAACTTCTCAATGTACTGCAAATACAAAGACGCAGCCTTCACATCGCCAGCACTAGCGCGCTGCCAGAGCGAATCGATCACGCTCTGAACCCTTTCAGGGTTGATGTTCAGTTCAGCCGCGCGACGATCCCACTCTTTGATGAACCGTGCGTCGCGTTTGATGCGACGCAACGAGTCCTCGTGCATGTCGTTTTCGGCTGCCCACTCACGTTGAGTTCGTGGTTCCCGGTCTGGGCCGCGAAGAAGCCA